TGAATAAGTATCCAGTCCGGATCTAATGATTTACAAAGTTCAATGAGTTTATTTCTGTCACGAGCTTCGTTAAAAGTAGTCTCTTCTGAAATGTGAAGGATTTTCACCTTATCGAATGATTTTACAATCTCAAGAGTGCCATCTTTAGACTTATCATCGAATATTACTATCTCATCTGCAACTTCTGAAAGCTTTTCAAGAGCCACCTGAATAACAGGTTTTAATTTTAGATTTAGAGCTTCGTCATCCACTGGAACCGTCCAGGCAACATCTTTTATTCTTAAACCAGCAACGAGCTTTTTAGTCTTGCCTGCGTTTTCTTCTTTCCAGCACAAGTCCTGATATGCCTGTCTGTTTACCATACCCCTTCTTGCAGTTTGTTGCTGAAGAGGGACAACCGATCTACCACCCCAATGATGGACAAAGCAAGGGAAAACTATTATCGAAGCAAATCCCTTCTTTTGAGCCTCCCATACATAGTGATTATCCTCAAAACCGTAAGGTTCAAAGGAATGCATATCACCAACAGCTTCATAACACTCTCTGGTCATTATCCAACAAAATCCTGATAAAAAACCTGCTACATAAAATGGTTCAATTTCTGGATTCTTAAAACAACTTTCCAACCTTTTCTCTGAAAACTGAGCAAGGTTGTCGATGGTATATTTTCCAATTGACTGCTTATCCAATTGAAAACCTCCAACACTATTTGACATTGGTCCTGCAATACCAACCTTTTCGAGACTACTCGCTTCTTTGAAATTTATTAGTGTTGAAATGAGAATGTGATCCCAATTCGGAGTAAATACCAGATCGTTATTCAGAATTGATAAATACTTTGATTTTTTGTTGGCTGCCTTTAGACCGAGATTCATAGCGTTGCTGTAACTTAGCATTTTATCAGTTGAAATAACCTTGATATCCTTTTGAGATTTCAACCATGCCAACGTCCCATCTTTTGTATGATTATCTATTACAATAATCTCATACAAAGAATGAGAGTACAAACGAAGGCTCTCAATTGCCTCAACTGTGAACCTCATAGAACCGTTTCCACTTGTTACCATAACAAATGAAACATCAGGATGATCCTGACCGTCCTTTTTTTCCTTCTTTGGTACAAATCTTTGTTTCTTAGTTGACATTTAATGCTCCTTTTAATTACCTGTAAGCAATAATTCACGATGTGAAATATTACCGCTTTCGTTTCTTACAACATTTTGCTTTATTACTCTATAATATTCATTGTTATTTATTCTTAACTCATCTCTGTTTTCAATATCAAATATAGGATTGCAATATAATATAGATGAACCTCGATCCTCTGAACCGAATTGTTTTACCATATCAACTTCAGATGCATTTCTATGGGCTCCCTTAAAAGAACCTTTATCGAATAAAGTATTATTAGGTTGTCCGTTTTTATCCACCGCTTTTATTGTGATTACTCCAGTTAAGCTCGAAGGTGATATTCCATTTAGAGAAGAGAACATGGTTATGCTTTCAAAACTATCATCACTACTGAAAGACAAAGTCTCTGCTACACTTCCGTTTAAATATAAAGTTCCAGTTTGCTCAGATTCAAGTATGACCTGCAGATAAGATGATTCTGATGGATTTCTGCCAACTGCGGTTTCAACAGCATCACCCTCATATAATATATTCGAGTTTCTGAAACAAAAAACAGTATCATTATAATTGCCAACCAATGTCATAACATGTGCCTTTTTATTTTTGCATCTATACCCGGGGGTATTCCATTACTCAAAGCAAATCTTGCATAAGCTAAAGAGCCACCGCTTCTTGACGCAACTGTAGAAGAACTTCTATCGTTATAAATCATCTCTATCCATTCAGCTACAAGCAATTTGAGTGATGCAGGCATCAATGCAGTCGTATATCCACCTGTCCATTGAACACGAACCTTTCGATTGCCCTTATACCAATAATCTGCTAAATTCTCACGTCTTGTATCTAATATCTGGTCAATTGTAGGAATCTTTTTCAACTCACCAGTATTGTAATCTAATTTGAATGATGTATTTTCAACCATAGCATTTCCGTTTTCGGTTACTGCAGTTAAGGTTGTAACCGGAACTGCAGTACCTATCTCGTCTGTTAGGAAAATAGAAACTTGCCTGTATCCAACATCATAATAAACGTCAAAATCATCAGAAAATAAAGTCCTTCCAATCCTTTGAATTACAGCATCTTCGATACCGCTCTTCAGGAAACTTAGCAATTTAGTATCCCTTTTATCAGGAATGTCTAAAAATAATCTTACATCTTCTAATGTGACAATTTCGGTCATTTCTTCTTCTTCTTATCCTTCTTCTTCTTCTTATCCTTCTTCTTCTTCTTCGGAGGTGGTTTAACAGTTTTAGGTTTTGCTTCTTTCTTAACTGGATATTTCCTTAGATTATCAATGCCTTGCTTCTTCCTTCTTTCATTTTCTAATTCAACAAAATGGTTCTTTATAACCAACGGTACATCTTTTTCGTCAATTGGAATATATCCTCGCGTCATCAGGATTTTCGGAGTAACCGCTTTTTTTGTAAGAGCATAGCCTTTATAACAATTTATGTCCTCTGAATAAGTATGCTCCTTTGTTAACCGTACCAGCTTTCCATGTTTTAAAAATATTCCTTCTAATTTATCCATTATTACGATCTCCTAAAAAAAGTTGAGAGTGAGCGAGTAAAAGGAAGCACTACAAAACCTCACTCACCCTCGAAAATTATGCTGCTAGATCAAATCCTATAATCTTTGACAACTTCAAAGGATTACGATTAACTAAAACCTCATAACCCAAAATGTCAAACGTATGATACAAGGATGAAACCATTGCGAGTTTTTTCCACTGTAACCTTTTCAAAATACCCAACCATACCTCTCGTGTATCCAAGATATAAATTGAAGTATTCGTATCTCCTGTTTGAGAAGTCGTAGTTGCACCGTTGAAAGTCTGAGTTCCTGAAACCTGAGTCGAAACGTGTATAGGGATATCATTATAAGAAAGGACTTTAAACCCACCCTTTACTTTAATTTTATCCAGAAATCTTTGCTGACCCTGAAGTAAAGCATTAACCTTACGTCTTGCTGTACGAGTCATGATCATCATGTCAGCCATTCCAAGATTTGCATCAACACCTTCGTCAAGTTTTTCAAGAGTTAAAGCTCCACCGCCTGCTGCATCTGTAACAAGAACGGATTGGTTAATTGTAATCAGATCTTCCAGTCCCTCAAAGGCTGTGGATGAACATACACCCCTTGTAACCTGAAGCTCCTCATAATCTTTAACCTCTTCCATCCTCGCATCGACTTCCTCAAGAAGTATGTCAATGTAGCTCGTTGCAGTTTCAACCAATAAATCTTTAACTTCAACTTGAGTACCTATAATCTTAAATGGGAAAACAAATTGATCATAAGAACCCTGGGAGGATGTAAAAGTGCCATCCTCTGCAATCATTTCAGCAGGAGTTGCTGCAGCATTTCTGCGGTTCACTCTCCAAGCTGTATCTTTACGACTTTTTCGAGGCAAATTCTGTCTAATAGGATTCTGAAAATCAAATAGACGAGCAAGTGTAGCATCTACCAAAGGCTGAACTAAATCAGACCCTTCGTTTGCATGAGTTAAAGCTTTTCGCAATATCTCAACGCTTTCGTCATGTACTTGCTGATAGTGTGGCATATTCTAAATCACTCCTTTCATTTAAACTTTAAACTATAAATAAAAACTTATAATTGTTCTAAGTCAACCCCGATTTCTTCAAGAATCTCTCTTGCATCTTCAGTTGGATGACCCTGATCCTTCTCGTGGTCATAGGCTCCCCACTTTTCGATCTTTTTCAGAATAGCTGCCTTACTCTTTTCCATGCGCTGTTTAACCTTGAGACTCTTGCCCTTTACAACCGTAATGTTGTTGGCAATCTTCCTAACTAACTCGGTGTTAGTTTTAAGAACATCGTTTTGTTTCTTGACAAGCCTCTTCAAGGTTTTGTTTTCTGAAAGAATCTTCTCGATTCTCGGATCGTTAGTATCAGACGATTTCATAGACTTCTTTTGCAACTTCAAAGCCTTCAGTCTTGCCTCTGCCTTCTGGATTTCGGAATCTTCAGAATCATCATCGTCAAGATCAAGATCAAGATCAAGATCATCATCGTCGTCAAGATCAAGATCGTCAGAATCGTCTTTCCCTAATTCTATCGATTCGCCAATTTCATCCAACTTCTTATTGATACCATCAAATTCCTTCATGGTTTCAGAATTGAATTCATCACCTTCTGCATCATCTGCATCGCTCTCCATCTTTTCAGCTAATTCCCGAAGCTGCTCAGGACTCAAATCTTTGTTCTTATCTGATTCCTTCTTAGCTTTTTCTTTATCAGCTTTCTTCTTAGCTTTGCGAGCCTCAGCGTCCTTCTCTACATCCTCGTCAACATCAATCTCATCTATTTTTTCTGGTGCCATAATATCACCTCCTTTACCATCTATGCTCTTGAAAATTATAAATTCACAATTGTTTGCAGGTTCACCTACTACAGAAACTTCAAAGGGATCAAAATTCTCAATTTCCCTTATCGCTCTGTTCTTTTTCTTTTTGACCAAGATCCATACCTCCTGCATAGATTAAAACATTCTTCTTAAAGTCGAAGTAATAAGGCATTGTTGGAAGTTTCTGCAGATGATAATCCGATCCTATCTTTGAATACTCAACCACAACTTCCAACCTCAACATTGCCGTAGGATCTGGATTGCAGTTAGGACACAAAAGACTTCCAACAAGTCCATCAACATCAACTTTGTTTTGCTTCATAATAGCGAGAAGATCAAAGTGACCATTGAAGCCCGATTCTGGTAACAATGGAGCTTCAGTTTCACCACCATAAAATCCAGCAATCTTCAAATCTTTACCGTTTACAGAAACGTTCAACTTGCACTTTACAACCTGTGGAAAATCTTTGAGGTTTCTCACACGAAATTGCATGTGAAAAGGATTATTGCCCTCGACTCCGTTTTCTTGATATCTGTCAATACTAAATGTAATCATTGTGCTACCTTCCTTTTGTGACGTTTAAGTTTTATTGAATCAATATAAGCCCCGATACTAAAACCTCGAAGCTCACCTTTTTTAACCTTATTCCAAATCTCATCGTCAATGACCTTGACAGTCATTACCCATGAACCTTTTCTTACCTTAGTTCCGCTTATTGTTATGTTTCCAGGTGCAATATAGCTTTCAGCAATCTTCATCTTTCGATTAAATTCGCTGTGACCCAAGCCCATCTGTCTTACATCCATAAGGAATTTATGAGCAGCTTTTTCAACCGTTTCAGTATAATAAATATCACCCTGTAAATCTGTAACCCCGGGCTGCAGTACAACACCTGTAACAATTCTCTGCTCTGTTTTGACCTCTGCAAACTTAATGAGTTTTACGACCGTTAGTTTTTTACTCACTTTGTCATTAGCAGCAAGCACTGAAGCCTTTGCACACATGCTGTCATTCTTGTTTTTCTTCATGCACTCATTGAATACTGCATTAGCGGTTGACATCCATTTCCTTTTTTTATCAGGAGTCAGCTTTTTCACATAATCAGGAATGCTCTCTTTTGTCCATACTTTTTTTACTATTGTCATACCACAACCTCCTGATTTTCAATCTCTTTCTCAAACTCAAATACAACCTCTACTCTATCAACAAGCATCGATGGAATGTCAGAGCTAAAGTCTATAACAAGAGACTTATTCTTGTCACAGCTATTTATTTTAAATACCAATAATTCATAACCATCTTTTAATAAACTATCGTATCGGGTTTTGATAAAATCCCTTAGATGCTTTCCAATATCGGCACTTGTATTGTATTTTATAATATGTGGTTTTATCATAATCCAACTCCTGCAAGGCTTCTTGGTGGTTTAGATAATGCTAATTCGAGAACACAATAACATTTGTGTAAACAGATAGTATCCCCACCTTTTGGAACCGTAGGGACGCTTTTGACGTTATAAGGAGACTCGCTATTAAGAATTATACAACTCGGGCACTCCTTGCCTGATGTTACTGTCCACCATACTTTATCTTTAATAGGTTGCTCTTTGTGGTTTAATCCATAAATCCAACCTTTATATATCATAGCCTCTGTTTTGACAGAATAATTAGCTAACCTTGAAAACAGTCCTGCAGAGGTTGCCTGTACTTCTTTTTTGATAAACTCCTCTTCACTGTCAATCTCTTTTTGAGACCATCTATGATTAGCCTTCTTATTGAATAATTCTTTTTGCTTGACAGCTATGTTTGAAAAGTTATTTTTAAATCCCTGTTTTCCGAGAAGATAAAGATCGTTAATAATGCTAATATCCTTTTTAACCACCTTTTTAAATTCATGCCTAGAATCTCTTGCTTTAACCTTGATGTCGTTATAATTCCTCATGGACATTTCAATACCAGCTTCAAAAGCATCCTGCAGTCTTGAAAAAGTAGTCGATCTCATGTTTCCATAAATCTGATCAAGTCCCTTGCTTATTATAGCTTTATCGTTACCATGATTAATCAAAGCCTTTTCAAGCTCTCTATTAAACCATTTACTGGTATTCCTGAAGTCCTCTTCATAATCCTTATGGAATCTCTTTTCAAGAATCAGAGCTTCCTGATAATTTATAGTTTTAGTTTTTCTCTTAACAACATAAAGTAGAGCCATCTTTTGTTTTAGATTATCCTTTTTCAATAATCCCATATCTTTAAATGACTGTAGCACTTCTTCAGGTTCGGGTTCTATAGCCTCAACTTCTTCAGCATCTTCGACATCTTCAAACTCGTCTGATGGTTCCGAAAACTCCTGTGGTTCTGCTATTGGCTCTGGAGGATTTACAACATCGTCTAACTTTATTGAAGTTCCTCCTGAGAATAATATAGGTACGCTTCCTAATCCATTTGGTAAGGGCTCCATTTTAAACCACTTCCTTACTTCATCATTTGTTACGCCTGCAGTTCCTAATAATACCTGAGCTTTTTTAAGTTTAAACTCCTCACTATCCTCATCTTGTCGATTTAAAATAATCAACGCTTTATTAGATATATTGGAAGAAACGATCTCTGAGTTAAAATAATATTCGAATAATTGAATAATTGGATTTATGAGATTTGATTTATTTACATTTTCCTGAACAAATGCAGTTGCTCTATTTACATCATCTGTAATTCCTAAGACAGTAGGGGTGATTCCAAAGACCATCATAATTTGCTTATTGATATCTGAAACTAACTCCCTCATTTGAAGCTCTCTCGGACCTCTCTTCATTTCTGTCCACTTAGCGCCTGACTTAGAGCCATAAACCACTTTGATTCTTGTCTTGCTATGGATTCCCTTTTCAGCTTCAAATTCTTGCTTCGCTCTCTTTGCAGCTACAATACCTATGTCACCTAAATCTAAAAGCCCGATTGGAATTGAATCACCGTCAATAGCTTCCCTGAAATAAACATTTGATAATATGGAGGTTGTTATCTCATTTATCAAGGTGTCCATTATAGGGGTCCCGTAAGGTGTTTCTGTATCCGGATAAAGAGACATGTAAATTATTTCATCTAAAGCAAAATCAACTGCAGACGAATCCTGACCATGAAGAGACTGAACATAACCGTCAATAATACCATCCTGATTCAACTTTATCTCAAAGGTTTTAGCAGCCCTTGTCATGATCTGATTTACTTTATCACCAGTCAAATCCTTGCATTTTTCTATTACAGCCGAGTCATACCTCATAAGATCCTTTGTTAATTTAGAGCGGATAAGTCCGAAGCTCTCATTATTATCGTTTGGATTCTCAAACAGATTTCTTACTTCGTCAAGCTCTGCATCGATTGCTGGATCTTCATCGTCTTTAGAAACTACATCCCACGGTACCGACATCATGATCCTTGTCATGCCATCAATTATTGCCCTAACAACACCGCTTGTTTTATAACAGGAATTAAGTTCTTCGTAGGAAAGCATCCCAAATCTTGAAACTATACCAGGCTTTGATAGAAGAGAACTTCCAACCTCAGCTTCAGACGCATAATAATCAAAACCTCGAAGCTCCTTATTGACTAATGCAAGCTCTGATTTTAATCCTTCGACTTGTGATCTTAGAGAGGATCTGCCTTCAAAAGTTATGACTTTTTTGAATGTGTCGAATATGCTCATATATATAGATATACGGCATTTGAATTATACTGTCAATAGACTTATGCTTTTTTATTTTTAGAGGATGATTGTAAGTTTGTTATGTATATGAAGAACTTTAAATAGAAAACTACAAAAGTTATTGCAAAATAGACTATTGAAAAAAGATTCATCTCTATCAAGGTAGCCAATAATAATACCACGCTATAGAGAATACAGTGTGCATGCTCATCAAGCTCTGTCTTTATACCCATCCATTTTTTAAACCTACTCGCAACCCTCTGATATACACTCGTATTTCCACCACCAAGGTAGTAGTTTAAATAATCATAATCTATTTCAGCAACTTCCCCTTCAAATTCTATTGTTCCTTTTTTGTGGAATTTCATACCTTCACCCTCAATATATTCCTAACCTTTTGGTCAATTTCTTCGATTCGACTACTCGACTTTTCGATGTTTGCAATCATTGCCGAATGACACACACAGCAACCGTCAAGCACCTCATCTTTTAATATCTCATAAGTGATAGAAGAGAGTTCCTTGTGTAGTTTGTGATATTCTTTTAACAACTTGATATACTTCTCTTGATATTTCATGATGCTCCTTTTAAAACCCACATTCTGGTGAGTTATTGATTACGTTCAAGACATAGCAAAGCGTCTTGGCGTTGATTAAGATAGTGGACTGTAAGCAAAATTGAGAAGTTGGCCCTCCAAGAGGACTTGGAATATAGACAATGGGTGGAATTTCACGATGTATAAAGACATAGTCCCCAATAAGCTCATCTACATCTATGTTGATATTACTGAATAGAAACCTCAGATTATCAACAAATTTAATTTCTTCTACTTTCAAATCAATACTAAATATTGTCATTTTATCCACTCCATGATTCAAACCCACCTTGCATAGCTTTCCTTGCACCTGCCCGAGCAAACCATAAAGCCATGATTGTGTCATCGAACTTAGCAACCGGATACCTAATTAGTTCATTTATTAAAGCACACTTTCCACATTTACATTTTAAGTTTTTATCCTCAATTGGATTGTCTTTATTTAAAATTATAATCTTCTGTTTTGCAAACTCATTTGCCATACCAGGCAATCCTATTTCTTCATCAAATTTACCCTTGCCTGTCATAAATCCTGTTATCGGTATATCGTAACCTTCTTTAATAGCTTCTTCTTCAATCCATTGCAAAAGAGCTTCTTGATAAGCATTATTCTCAATCATTATTTCATCTGGATTCCACTTCTTCCATTGATGTATAATCCTATCTGATGTTTCAGGACTTGTGTACCTACCTCGATCTGCTTCAAGAACATACATCCTTCTGGTATCATAATTTATTCCTAAGATTAAAATGACCGTAAATGCGTTGTGTTCTCCTTTTTTTATAGCCAAATCAACACCAAAGTAAATACCATAATTGCTACCTAATACAACCTTCCAATCCTCATTTTTAATGCAGCTTGACACCCAATCCCTTTTAAACAAAGCCAACTCGTCTGATATCGGTATATTTCTGAAAGCACGATCATATGCAATCTCATTTATATTCCACTCTTTTATTAGCATTTCCTTAGTCCACTTTTTATTCCAAAGAGGAGTAAAATTCTCATCAATTCCATAAAATAAAACAGTGAAACCATTTTCCGGTGCACCCTCCATTAATTCAGATGAAAGATCGTCATCGTTATAAAGAGTGCAGATGTAAATAAGTTTTCCGCCAGCTTCCTTTACTTTCGTAACTGTATTGTAGAATTTAGTTTTAATGTTGGCTCTATATGCTGCAGAAGAGATTGCTTTGTCATCATTTATATCATCACATATAACAATATCCCCACGAGCTCCGGTCGATGCAGATTCGATACCGTATGCCTGAAGAGTTGGTTCTTTTGAAATCCAATCCCTACATACCGTTATAGCCCCACTGTTCCATCTTCTTGTTTTGTCTGGAATGATATAAGGAGGTACTAAATTATACTCTGGTACATATTCGATATACTGCTGAACAGCCTCTACTCTTTTATTCGCCTCGTCTGAAGAGCATCCATACATTATGATTCTGACGTTTGGATTCTTCTTTATTTCATAGAGGACACGACCTATAGCTATTTGTTCTGACTTACCATGATCACGAGGTGCTATGATGAGAATTAAATCATTTTCATCTATGGCTTTGTGCCAGTCAAGATGCATGTCGCAAAGTTCGACTAATTTACCTGTGACGTTGTCTTTCAAGAAGGTGGGGATGAATTCCTTTGCACTTGCTGAATTGGCGTGCTCTAATAATCTCTTTTTGAAGTATCTATCAAATAAGGGGTTTTCTCGGAGAGTGTTGAGCTTGTCGAGGTTTTGAGTGCTGATTACCATTATTCATTAGTTATAGATATAATTGAAACCGGAATACCACCTATTATGTTTTGTAAAACAATATCTGCATTATCAATAGCAACTTCTTTAAAATTTACCCAATCAGTTGATCGTGTTCTAAAGGCTTGTAAGCTCAAGCAATAAACAGCTTTATTGGTTATTCTATTTATCCTTTCTTCCTCAGAGCTATTCATTACTATGATGCACCGCTCTCTTGGTTTTTCTTTTGCCCATTCGATTAGTTTTTCAGTCTTACCTGTATCACTTTTACCTATTACATATTTCATACATTGCATTCCTTCCCTTTGCGTTGTTTTGAAACTTTACGTTTGCAAACATTACATCGATAATAGTCGTCATCTGGATGTGTGCGTAATAATCCATGACATCCTTGCGTAGAACCGCCCACGTCCTTACACTTAGGACAGATTGCTTTTATTTCATCCATTATTGCTCAATATCTTTATTCTGTCTTTTAATATATGAGTCCAAAGACCACCTATTGGAGCAACAAGCATCGCTACTGGCATGAGTGGGTGCTTATACCAAAAAGGTTTATATTTATCTACTACATACAGCCCATAAGCCACTTTGACCGTAAAATTAAAACACCTCCAGAACATCATTTGCTTGTCATTCATCTTTGTTTTCCTTCAAATCCTTAAGATATTTACGCATAGGGTTTTTATAAGCTATCATACTCTCTATTTTCTTTTCTGCTCGCCTGTTTAATATATTGTTGTATTTACGAATTTTAATCCATAATTTACGAAAGAACCTTTTAACCCCATACCAATATGAGGACTTCTCTGGAGGTTGATTCATTATTTGAGCAATCATCGTGTTTCCATGTACGAATATTGGTATGTTTCTCGAAGGGTGACTTCTTTTGTAAGGGTGGTCGCGAAGTCCTCTTTTATCGTAGAATACTCTGTTCATTTAATCCTCAACCGTAACCTTTCCGGTTCTAAGATGCTCCAATATTTGAACAATAACCGCTCCTGAATGTATTAGCTCCTTTTCGATTTCTTCATAACCCAATACGTCTTTGCCAATATCAACGAACCTGTTTTCGAGAATTGCTTTTGAAGCTTCACCTATTTCTTCTGATAATATTAAAAACCAAGTCGCAAGATCGTGTTTTTGATCTCCCCATTTTTTGAATTGCCTAAATCTTTCATCTGTAAAATCATCGTATATTTTCTGTCTTAATTCTGCTCTTTTCATTTTACAACCCTATATATAATTGCATGGGGTCGGTGTGCGAATATACTATGTTAGATTTATCCGACCCCATATTTTATTTCTACTCACCAAGAGTATACTAATTTTAAGAGGTTACTTTTTATAGTTGCGTAAATTTCATTTTATCCTCAAATCCACATCGGCTTATCCTCCATAAAAAAGTTAATAATCCTGCTTTAGTTGTAATAATTATTCCCCTCAATCGGGCTTTTTGACTTCCCTAAATATTTCTGGAGCGTTTTCTACATACTGTTTATCAAAACTTACTTCTTTGCCACCATCGATGTCTGGATGATACACGTCACCACTTTTTGTTAATATGGTGTCCCTCTTAAAAATAACACCGTGAATCGCCACATTACGTATCAGTATGAACTGTTTTGCTTTCATCAGATTTCCTCTCTTCATATTCAAGTAATGCTCTCTTTTCCATTTTGTTAGTTTCAGCTAATTTGAGAAGAGCATCAAAGAATCGTTTAACAAAATATTTTTTTATACCTTCTGAACCATTAAATTCTATAGGTTCAATATTCTCATGAACCATAAGATCGGTAAATCGTGGATGATATTGAAGCTCAAACTCTTGCAATGTCTCATCTAATATATCAGCTATCGTTATTTCTTTAGATGAAATACCACCAGCTTCTTTTACGTTACCCTTTTTCTTGTGTTTACAAGGCTCTACGGCAATATCTCTATCCTCAAGCTTAACCGTTAAAAATAAAGAATAACGGCAAAAGAACTCTCTTTGTGTTGAGCAACCGCATTCGTGTTTTTCTATGATGTATGATTTAAGCATCGTTACCCCTTCTCTGAATTCTTAGTATAAAAAATAAAATCTTCCCAGCTTTGTTTCTGTGGTTCTGTGGGAATTGCAACTAAAGGATGATTCTTTTTATCAGATTCTCTTTTTTTGGTTTCAAAGAACTCATTGCCAATAACATCATCGTCTATAATTATTTCACCCTTGCTCACTATCAGCCTTCCTTTTCCTAAAATGTTCTTCTATAATTTCCAACATGCAAAGCATGATTGAACTCATATTCCTGACGCCCTTTTCTTTGGATATTTTCTCGTTATTAAGATAGAACATTGATGTTATTATATAAGTTGAAACTTGATCGTCTCATACGTTCCTTGAAGTGATTTTTTTGGATACGGCGCCGGGAGTTGCACCCGAAGCTTTCAGTTGGAAACTGAATATGTTGAACCTTACACCACACCGTAATCATATTGTATTCAACTGTAAGATTTTACCATCTTTTAAGATATGTTGCACTGATATCTTTTTCAACTTCAAACACGGCTCAATAAGTTTATGTCTATGACAATTGTAAGGAGAAGCCTCTGCACACATTAAAACAACTTTGCCATCATCGATGTATTTGAGAATTTTCTCAACTCCAGTATCGTAATTCAAGTCAGCTTTCAAACCACCGAGAATATCGCCATACCAGCCATAAATAAGATTGTTTTCTACAATGAATTTCCTGAGTGATTTTGTATTGAATTGAGGGACGTATCGAGAATAAGGTTTTGACCTAATATCCATAACCAAGTCAATCTCATGCTTTTTGAGAAGTGAAAGAAACTTCTCTAAAGAATGATTGGAATGACCTATCGTGTATGCAGTTTGTTTCATCTTTTAAATCATACCACAATTAAAATAATTTGTCAAGGTTTAATTTCCTTATTAAGTGCTTCCATTTCTTCAGGACTTAAATCACCGATTATTCCATCAATAGCTTCTTTCAATTTATCAACCTTCTCGCCCTTGAAATTGATCTCATGTTTGGTTATTAAAATACCTCGAAAGTCGAGAATGTCACGCTCTAATTTCGAGATAGTAAACTCAAGAGCCCTTTTTTCAGCACCTTCAGCTTTAACAAATTTATCCCTAAAAATAATCCTTCTTGTCAGCTTATCGTGAATAATATTCTGAAGGATTTCATCATTGTCTGGAAGTGTTAAATGACCCTCTTTTTTGAATCGAGTCCTTGCGTTATATATGGTTTCAACAGTTACCCCGAAATGCTCTGCGGTTTTCTTGCAGGACATGCACTGCATATAAAATGTTACATACTGCTTATACTTCGCAAATGTCTCTTCTTTTTTGGTATCCTCTTTGGTTTTCTTTTTTGGCATTTTAGCTGCTTAACCTCGATTATAATTAAGTTGCATCATAAATATCTGGTGAACCTAAAAGATTATTACAAGTGTCTTTAGAACCATCATAATTGGTTAATATTTGACAATAGTGCACCCTACACCCTGCAATAATAACAGGCTCCTCTTCGCCAATTACTATATAATAATTAGCGGTGTTTTTTGATTTAAATTCCAAGATTTCTGTGTCTTGAAATATTTTTCCGTTGCCAATAACTGATCTATATTGCCTACCATCTTTTGCATAAAAAAAATCATCAGTGGTCACGAGCATAAGCACCGCCCCTGTCATATCAAATTTATCTGCTCTCATGCTTACCCTTTCAACTATTTGCTATTTTAATATCTGCGCCGGCAAAATTACCAGCATACTTTTTCGATAAATTGTCAATCTGTTTTTTATTCGGAACAACATCGCTTTCCATCGGCTTTCCAACATGCCTTCCTACAGGCTGACCGTCTCTTTTCATAAATATTTCAGCATCGTCAATGTCCTTAGTATAACCATCGTCTGCCCAACACCAACCCCTTAATACAAAAGCCATCTTTTGGTTTGAGTAATCTCGAATAAGTTCGCTGTCACATCGTGGACAAAATAGTTTTTTATCTTCAATCTCTTTAGTGTTCATAAAAAAATCATTCAATCTGATACCGCAATCATCACATCTGTAGTCTGTCATTGGCATTATAAAATTCCTTTTTTAATAAAATCTTTTAAATAATACTTCTCTAATTCTATAGGGCTAAAAACTGAGTCGATATTAGTTCTGACAATTTACAGAGAACGCTCCGGTCTAAACCCTACCTGACTTACAGCAGCAATTCGTTTCTTAATAATAAGTGCTGACTCTTCTTTGGATTTCGAACTCTTCAGGAGGGCTTTTAATTGTTCTATTGGTTTCGGCTTATTTGTCTCATGTGGCATAAATAGTTTCCTTTTTTATAATATACTTCCAAGGATTGAATTTGTCAAGTGGTGGGAAGGGTGCGCCCGAAGGCACACCCGATGATAAAAACAAACTACTGGATAAATTAACATGAATCTATTTTCTTTTCAAGCTCTTTTGTTTTTATGCAACCACAATATGGACAGACGTTACCGACACCTTGAAAGCTATGTTCCTTTAAGCAGTTCGCACAGGTGACAAGTTTAGCCATGTCAAGTGGTTTGGCTGTGTCTCCAATTTTCGTTTCGCCCACATCATGAATTTTAATAAATTCATCCATTCTGTCAGTAATTTTATTGATTCTTTGGGTTCTAAGATAACCACCTAAAGCTGTATAGCAAGCACCTTCATCAATAATAGCATACTTCAAGGCTTCTTCGATTAGCACCTTCGTTGCTACAGATTGCGCATAATTTGCTTTGCGAGATCTGAAATTTTCAGCTTCTTCTGCGCTTCCAATAAATAAGCACTTACCCCACGTTTTTACATCAATAACCCATACTTCTTTTTCTAAGAATTCGTTCATTTTATCCTCTTTTCTTTAGCTCTTCATATATGCTAAGAGGGTATCCACAAACCATAAAGATTCCAACAAAAAAATATCCTTCGTAACCTGATTGATATAACTTTTCACCCTTATGTGCATATTCTATGCCACGCACGCACAAGATGCCAACTCCTACTGCTATCGATACATTTACTAAAAGCTTCATTCTTTCACCATTCCATCCTGTATGATGATCTGGCAGACCTTTGAATTTCCTACCTTTTCTAACCAAATTTGATGACCGGAATCATCAGCCATTTTCTTAAGATTCTCAAGACTCTCTTCGTCAAGGAGACTTCCGTTTTTAATCAACAATACTTTCAAATCAGGATTCATAGCGATACCCATAGCAACTGAGACTTCTAACTGTTTGGCACTATTTACTTGACCAAAAGGGAGCCCATCATAAATAACACCAGTCTCATCAAATGAAAGCTTTTCAATTGGCATTTTTGAGTCAGCAAGCAAGGCTTCTTTTTTCAAGTCACACTCTGAAATAGCAAAAGTCAGTTTTGAGATCTTCCGGTCACGTTCTACTATTTCTCCATGAAGCTCAATTTTCTCATCTCGAAGTCGAACATTTTCGTTGATAGATGCAGACTCCTCTATCTGTTTTTCAAATACAGAGATGTCAACTATTTCGAGGCTGTCTTTTAATATTTCTTTTTCCTTGAATTCAGCAAGCTTATCCTTTAAAACCTCCTTGTCTGCAATAATCCCATTCTCGTGATCCTCTATGGATTTCCTTGCTTCACCAATATACACATCAATTCGGTCAAGTTCTTCACATTTTCCTAAAATAACCTTATTCTGCTCTTCACCTATTTTAATATCTTCAAGTAGGTCTGAAAGAGATATTTTCTCATCCGGGGTATCGTCTGGAATGTCACCAATATCATCCAGTTTTACCCTTAACTCCTTAATGGACCTATTTGCATCGGCTCTTTCTTCGTAGGCTTTTAACCTTTCTTCATTCAATTCTGTAAAATCCAGACCTACGATTTCCTTGAGGGTATCGAGTTGCTTTTTCTTATCCATATTTGCAAAGGCGAGAGGGTCAAATGAAAGCGAACCCGTAATCCCATCAAGCATCTTTTGAGGAGAGGAGTACTTTATCTTGCTGTCCTCTTTTGATGTTATGGTTAGAGAGCCAAGCCCTTTTTTCGTGAGTTTTCTTTTAATTACATAGTCATCTAATTCGCAAATTACGTGACCCTGCACTGTACCTTTTCTCAAAGGTTCGATATCTTTTAAAACCTTGCACCAATTGCTATCAAGATTGAATCCAGTACACTTGATTTTCCAACACCGTTTTTACCACCAATAATAACTAAGTTGCCGTTTGGTTCAATCTCTACAGCCTTGAGTTTCTTGACGTTCTGAGCTTCTAATCTTAGGATTCTTTGAGGTTTGTTTTTATCATTTTTCATCTTCATGCTCCTTGATAATTATATTTTAGAAAAAAGATTACAGGTGTTCGATCCCGTCTATCATGGCAAGAAAAGGAATCAAACCTTTTGGGTTGGATGTGTAATGGCAAAGTCAGCGCTACCTTTTCGCCATCAGTGACCAACGTATCAGTTGCAGTTAGCGTCCACAAAGTGAACCGCCCCCACCGTCTCATTTTTAAAACACCTGTAACCATATTATAATTTACAGCCTTTCAATCTTCTTTGTCCACGATTCTTTACGCTCTGTCCAGTGTTGCTCTATGAGCTTTGGTTCTGTTACTTTCATATTACCAGTTACAATAAACTTCTTGTTTACAACCGCATTCAGTTGACAAGAAGAGCAGATTTCCTTAACTCGCTTATCTAATTTGCTGTAGAGTGAAGAACTTGCTTTGTTCTTTTCACGTTCTTCTAAGAGTAAAAGAAGAGAATCATCTGTTATTTTCTGCATACCTTTATTATTTACCGTTTGACCTTCAGGCATACAGTGAGTTAAATAATCACATGTTCGACACACCTCAGCGTCATCAATCATCTTTGGAGGTTTTCCGGTTACAAGTGCTTCGTTAATCTGCTCACACTTTTCGATTATTTCCATCCATATAGCATTATCCCAATGATACTCAAGATCCCTGATGTCTGATGATTCACGATTCTTTATGAGGAGAATTATTTCATCAGTGTCACCATGCTTCATATAGCAATGAGCCTGATAGAGATAACTTTTATACCACCTTGAATTTCTTAGGTGATCAATAGTTGTATGATCATTGAAAGCGAATTGACCCATTGTTTTAATTTCAACTATATAATCACCATCTTCAGTTTGAATCATGCAATCCCAACGACCACCAATGTCATGCTTTTTTAAGTTAAAAGGCTCCTCAACTCTAACAACATCGACGACTTCTTCGTTTTTAAGAAGTAATCGCCTTACTGCACGCTCTTGAGATTTACCTTCCTCCATTCTTTTCAAGGCTTCCAATGTGAACGCCTTTCCTAACTCCGGTACCGCTCTAATATAATATAGGTACCGAGTGCAAGGGCGACCTATCATTGAAGCATTATTCGATCTTGGTCCTCTGCTAAAAGCACCATCTAATATTCTTTTATCCCAGCCTTCTTTGAGGTTCATTTGTCATCCTTTACTGTTATTTGAAAACGAGAAGTTCCTGAATGCAAACCCATAATTGAAAGGTAAAGAAAACCTTCATGATCTTCCAAATACTCACGCTCCAGAACCCTTTCGTCAATTTTATCAAGAGCATCTTCTGGTGACGTGCATTCCTCTCTTGCAACATCTGCAATTTTCCAAGTTCTACTGTCTGTAATTGCATCAATAAGGATTTTATATAGTTTTTTTGGATGTTGCATATCAATACACCTTTTTTAGTAATTTTGTTTCTATACCAGAACCCATCAAATCCTTTTCAGTCAAATCCTCCATAAGCACCATCGCCATAACCGCATTAATTATAGCTCTCGTCTCCGAATGAGTAGTCATATTATGAGTTAAACTGTTTGCAGGAGTTGCACCTTCTTTGAATTTCTTTTTATACGCCTCAGTTTTAGCCTCATCTACTTCAATCTGTTTTCTGTAAAACTTCTCATTCGAATTAACAATACCGGAACGTTGCTTTGTTAGTTTGGGATACTCTGCAAACCAAGCTTCACATACTGTCTCGTAAGTTACAGAACCATCCTCACCGTTGGTATGGAATTTACGCTCTACAATCTTATAGGATATTCCTATGAAGTTTGAGACGATATTGGCTCCAGCTTTTGATAATCGAAAAGAATCCTGACCCCATCGGCTCCAGTGAGATTGTTTTTTCAACTTTCTCATAGCAAGCTCTTTTGACTCTTCCATATAGTCAAATCGATCTTCTAATAGATCCATTCTTTCGGTCATTGACATCACTGATGTCTCACCCATTTTTACAAGTGATTCCTCTTTGGGTCCTTCGATTTCAGGGTTTTCCGGAGGAGCCACTTCT